GTATATAATTACCGAGATACAACTGCCCGAAAGTTATATTACCGCCGCCGAAAACAAGTTAGCGGAAGCCGCAAAGAAGGACTTCCCGGCCATGACACAGCCCCAAGTAAGTTATAAACTTACCCTTTCCGAAGACTTCCTTATAAAGACCTTCGGGCAAGAGGTGGAAGCCGAAATTTTCCACGTTGGCGACTACATTAACGTCAAGGACGAAGAATTAGGCATTAACAAGGCTGTCCGCATAGTGAGGATAGAACGCAACCTATTGAAGCGGCATACCTACGAAATAACCCTGAGCGACACCGTTACGAAGTCTACTACCGTCCGCGTATTGAACGAGATAGACGACATTAACGACGTGATAAACATCAACAAGTTAGCCGACCCCACAAGGGCGCGGCGACGTTGGATGGCTACGCAAGAGTTGTTAAACATGGTATTCGACCCGGAAGGCGACTATTACAGCGAGAAAATAAAGCCCCTTTCCATTGAAACGCAGATGTTAAGCGTTGGCGCGAAGTCTACGCAGTTCACGCTGTTAAACGTAACCTTCCAACCGAACTACAACAAGGATCCAAACGCGCTATACATTTCCGGCGGCCGGTTGGCCCATTACGCCATAGAAGAAAATATTAGGCAGTGGGTACTGACTACGGCGACCTATACCAACCTTAAACCCGCAACAGCCTATTACATTTACGCCCGTTGTTCCACAGCAGCGGGGGACGGTACTATTATCCTTTCGGAAAGTGCTATAACCGTAGAACAGGAAGCAGGGTACTATAACTTCCTCGTCGGAGTGCTTAACAGCGTCGTAACCGACGCGGGCGGCAAGAACCCCGGCCGATTGGTAAGCCTTACTTACGGCAGTTCCACAATAAACGGGCGTTTCCTTCGTACCGGACGAATTGAGAGCAGCGGCGGCGGTAAGTGCTACTTCGATTTGGATAACGACGAGATAGGCGGCGTTATTCGCTTCGTAGGCAGCGACGGCAACTATTATGACATTGCCGACGTACAGGACACAGCCGACCGCAAGCGGCAAGTATTCGTAGCACAGCCTTACGGCCCTTACGACGTAGGCGACCTTTGGCTACGCTCGTGGACGGATAGCACAGGAGTAGCCCGGAAAGACCTCTACCGTTGTGTTACCGCCCGCGCTTCCGGCTTTAACGTGAACGATTGGGCGGAAGCCACCTTTTACGACAATACCCAAGTAACCATCGACCGGGGTATAATTACAGCCGGGACGGTGCAGCTTGCTAACGGAAATTCCCAAAGTATTGTAGCCGGAATAACGGGCGGCGAGAACGAAGCAGCTAACGAAACCGAAGCCCGAAAGGTGAGGATTTGGGCCGGAGCAAGTAAGGCGAATCGCTTTACCGCTCCCTTCCGCGTCCTTCAAGACGGTAGTTTTGTAGCCACCAAGGGAACAATCACGGGAACCATTAACGCCAATTCCGGCACTATTGGCGGCTTTGAGATTGGAAGCGGACGAATTGGCACGGCTTCAAGTAGTACGGCTTCTTCGGGGAGTGGCCTATCCCTGTATGGCGATTTTATAAAATTCGCTAACACTTACTGCTGGGCTTCGATTGGTGCCAACGTATTGCCCGCGTCCGTCGGAATGGTAGGCGTAGGACGTTTTACTAATTCAACGCCAAACTCATGGGGTACGAACTACGGCCTTCTTATTAGCGTAACAGGAGCAACAACCAACCTCGCAATAAAAGCGACCGGGGCAATAGTTTCGGATAGCTATATAGAAAGTTACGGACTTGCGACAATAACACCATCTACCAACAATTGCCATATTCCGGGCGAGTTAACCTCGCCTACAATGTTCCGCATTAAAGCGAAGTTCATTTACGATAACGCCGGGATTGGCTTCCCTTCGCGTGGATCCATAGCCACCGCGTTAGGAATTGGCAGTAGTACCCCTTTTGCCGTCCGCTTTACTATTATTGTCGATAGCACAAGCACAAAGACAGGCTACATTACCGGGCGTAATACCTTCGTAACGGGCAAGAGCAGCGCCGGAGCCACAACGTACCCGATGAATAGTAATAGTTACCCATACCGACTAAACCAAAACGGCGGCAACGAAACAGGTAAAATGAATATGGCTAAGGGCGACACCGCCGAATTTATGTTAGTTTGGGACGGAAGTAGCAACTATTACGCTTATTGGCTTAGTCATATAAGTTAACCGACTGAAACACGCCGCTATATAGTGCTTTGTTACCCCGTCCTACACGGCGGGCGGGATAACAAACACTTCACGGATATTTAGCGACGTATTAAATTGATACGATTATAAAGTAAATTTGCACCAACTTAAAACGACCCTATATGACAAACAGGAACGGCGACCAAGTAAGCGTACAAGTTTCGGTAATTGGCCCGGTCAACTTCGACGGCGGCAGTTTCCGAAAAGGCACCCCCTTTTGCGTCAAGAACGACGGAGAAGCGGCGGTAGTGCTTGAAGTGAACCTTTGGGGAATGCCCGAAGGCGAGTTTATAGCCACGCGCTTTGAAACAGGGTGGAACCCCGAAATAGTCCGCGAGATAAAATCAACAAGTCAAAAAACCGCCCTTCTTTGGGGCTATTAAAACAACATACGAATATGGGTTTAATCATAGCAGCGGGCAACACTAAGCCCGCCTTCCCTTACGATTATTACTACGGCGTTAAAATCAAGACGACCGTAGCCGCTACCACGTTGGAGAGAGTGGGCCGCCCGGAACTTCACGTTTCGCTGCCTATTCAGTCCAAAATGCGCCGTTGTGTGCTTCGTGACAACGGAACGGTAGCCTACTACCTTCACGCTACCGACAGCACCAAGCGCGACAACGGAGCCGCCGCCAACCTTACCGGGGCGGACGGGCAAGTAATGGTTGAAATTCCCCGCCATTACCGAAAGTTTGAGTTCGACGGCACGGACTTAGTAGCCCTTATTTCCGAATACCCGTTACCCGGCTTCCACGAAATCCCCTTAATGTACCGCAGTGCCTACGAAGCCACCGTAGACCGCACCGTTACGGCTACGCCTAAATTGGCTTCCGTCGTCAACGCTACCGCCGCCTTCCGTGGTGGAAACAATAACACCGCGTGGGATGGAACATACCGCAGCCTTCTCGGACTTCCGGCTACACAAATTTCCCTTACCAACTTCCGCAACTACGCCCGCAACCGTGGCGAAGCCGGGCTTAACGGCAAAGGGTGGAACTGCGACCTATACGCCGCGCAGCTTACAACCTATTGGCTGTTCGTCATTGAATACGCCAACCTTAATTGTCAAGCGGCATTTAATGCGCAGCCCGACGCAAACGGCTACAAGCAGGGCGGACTCGGCGCAGGCGTAACAACGCTTAATAGTACGAAGTGGAACACCTTTAACAGCTATTATCCCTTCGTGCCGTGTGGCTATACCAACAGCCTCGGCAACGCTACGGGCGTGGTAGAGTTCACAATGCCCACCGAATACGACGCTACCCCCTTAGTCGTACAGGTTCCAAGTTACCGAGGGTTAGAAAACCCCTTTGGGCATATTTGGAGCTGGACGGACGGCTGTAAGTGTGAGATACAGAGCGACGCGGACGGCGGGCTGTCGAAGTTCTACGTTTGCAACGACCCGGCTCAGTTCCAAGACAGCAGCTATAACGGCTACGAGTACCGGGGCGACCTTCTCCGAAAGGAAGGCTACGTTAAGGCCATACTTGCCGGAGAGTTCGGCGAGAATATGCCGCGAGAGGTTGGCGGCGGTTCTACGACCTACTTCTCGGACTACTTCTATACTTCTATACCCGCTTCCGGCGTGGCTATGAGGGGCGTTTTGTTCGGCGGTAATGCGGCCGACGGCGCGGCTGCCGGGCTGGCGCACGCGATTACGACCTACGCGGCTACGAATACGGGTGCGAACCTCGGCTCCCGGCTTTGCTTTATACCCGCCGCGTAGCACGACCACGCCCCCACGACCTACAAAAACACAATAACCCGCCCCAACCGCCGCGTACCGTTTATTCGGCGGTTGGGGTCAATAAAAAACAAAAATATGGATACTCAAACGAACCCCGGACACGACGACGGAACCCTCGCCTTCCTGAATATTCCACAGGACGAGAATGACAAGCACTTCAACTGCCACGAAACCACGCAGCAGAAGTTAATTAACCTTTCCTTCTTCGTGCTTGACTTCATCGACGGAGTTAAGACCAAGTTCGGGGCGGAACGCTTCTTAGTGAAGATAAAGCACCCGGACAACAGCCCCGACAAGGCGGGGCAAGTGGAAAAGTTCTTTACCAATTCCACCGAAATAAAGTATGTGCTTCGTGAGATTAAGAAGCGTAACGCCTTCCCGCGAAAAGTCACTATGAGGGCTTCGGGAACGCGCTACTACTTTGAATAAAACGAATTGGGTTGTTTGCCTTCGGGCGTTTTGTTCGGCGGTAATGCGCACAACGGCGCGAATGCCGGGCTTGCGAACGCGAATACGAACAACGCGGCTACGAATACGAATGCGAACATCGGCTCCCGGAATTACTGATACACTTAGCCCCACAGGGTTAAGACACGATACTAAAAAGGCAAAGACCCCGCCCGCAAAGGCGAAAAATAGTAATTATTTAACGGCTTTTGGTAGGCTACCCGCCGAAGAACGCCATAGAATCAGCAAAGCAAAAAGAAGTGAAACGACGCGGAAACATATACGGCGAATTTAGCAGCGTGGAGAATATAGACCGCGCCGCCCGGATGTCGGACAAATACAAGCCCGAAAACACGGGGGTAATTTGTTCTTTGCTTGAACGCGACGAGTTCCAACCGTCGCCAACTTACAACGTAACCATCAATGACGGGAAGGAACGGCTTCTTACCATAGTTCCCGAATTTCCCGATAAGATAATACACCGCGCCATGCTTTTGACCCTTCGCCCGATTTGGGATAAGGTGTTTATTTCCGATAGTTACTGCGGCATAAGAGGACGGGGGCAACTTCCAGCGG